TCATTTTCTGATGCATTACAATATACTAAAGACAATATTTTAGGAACACACATACTTTTAGAATGTTGTCGAAAATATGGTAAAATAAAAAAATTTATTCACGTTTCAACTGATGAAGTATATGGAGAATCGATGATTGATGTTAATGAAAATCATAAAACAGAACACAGTATATTATGTCCTACAAATCCTTATGCTGCCACTAAGGCTGGTGCAGAATTAATAGCACAATCTTATAATCACTCTTTCAAAATGCCGATAATTATTACACGAGGAAATAATGTCTATGGACCTAATCAATATCCAGAAAAACTCATTCCTAGATTTATTAAACTTTTAAAAGAAAATAAAAAGGTTACTATTCAGGGAAAAGGCACTGCTGTTAGAGCATTTTTACATGCATATGATACTGCAAGAGCATTTGAGTGTATATTAACTAATGGAACCATCGGAGAGATTTATAACATTGGGTGTGATGAAGGAATGGAATATTCCGTTATGGATGTAGCAAAAATTTTAATTAAAATGATTAAAAAAACAGAAAATTATGATGAATGGATTACTTATGTAGAAGACCGTCCGTTTAATGATCAACGTTATTATATTTCAAACCAAAAGTTAAAAGATTTAGGGTGGAATATAACAATAGATTTTTTAAACGGTTTAGAAAATTTAGTAAATGATTATTTATAATTATATTAATATGATAAATTCTGTAATGAATCAATCACCTAATATAGTCATTATTGGTTCAGGATGGGCTTGTAAAAGTTTTACAAATACCATAGACAAAGATAAATTTAATGTTAAAATTATTTCTAAGTCGGAAAATTTTCTTTACACCCCACAATTAGCAAACTTTAGTGTAACAAATAATATAAAAAATATTGAAACTGATATGACAAATATTCCAAAAATAGAATTTATTAAAGACACTGTAAAAGATGTTGATTTTGATCAGCAAATATTATTTACAGAAAATGATAAAATAAAATACGATTATGTTATTTTTGCACATGGATCACAAATAAATACATTTAATATTCCTGGAGTTAAAGAAAACTGCTTATTTTTAAAAACAAAAAAAGATGCTGACACAATACATAAAAATTTAAAACTTTTAGAACCTAATGCTAATGTTGCAGTTATTGGATGTGGTTTATCTGGAAGTGAGTTAATAGGTTGTTTAATGGATCAAAATAAATTTAATATTACAGCAATTGATGGATTATCTGGACCATTGCAAATGTTTAATAAAAAAAGTATTAATTTTACGTTAGATTTATGGAAAAATAACAACATAAATATGATGTTTAATAATTTTGTTAAAAAAATAGATCAAAATACTATTTATTTTAAAGATAATAAAGTTAATTATGATTTGGCAATTTGGTGTGGTGGAGTAAAAATCTCTTTATTGTCACAATTAATAGACAAAAAATTAAATTTAGAATCTAAACGTGGTATTTTAGTAAATCCATATTTAAACTTTTACAAAAATGCTTTTGCGATAGGTGATTGTACTGATGCTGGTGTTTTTCCTACTGCTCAAAATGCAACCCAACAAGGAAGATATTTAGCAAATAGATTTAATAATAATTTTAAAGATGATGTAAAATACAATTTTAAAAATAAAGGAAAATTATGTTATGTTGGAGAGAAAAATAGTTTATTTGAAAATAAATTTATTTCTTTGAGTGGAAAAATAGGATATGTTGCAGGATTGTTTATTCATTATTTTAATAAAAAATTTAATTAATTTGTAAAATCTTTACTACATATTTATAATATATAAATGTGTGGTATTATTGCAGGGATTTCACCCAAAATAGTAGATATTTTACTTTTAGGATTAAAACAATTACAAAATAGAGGATATGATTCTGCAGGGATGTCAACAATAAATAATAATAATTTTCAAACAACAAAATATGCGTCTGGAGAGAAATCTGCATTGGAAAAATTAGACAATGAAAAAGAGAAACACACAACCGCATCTATAGGAATTGCTCATACCAGGTGGGCAACTCATGGACCTAAGACCGATATTAACAGTCATCCTCATGTGAGTCAATCAGGTAATTTTGTTTTAGTCCATAATGGTATAATTGAGAATTATTTGGAATTAAAAGAGGAGTTAAAAAAAAATAATATAAAATGTGTTTCAGAGACAGATACTGAAGTTATAGTAAATACAATTGATTTGAATTATTTAATAGAAAAAAGTGTTGAAAAAGCAATAGAAAAAACATTGAGTCAATTAGAGGGTACATGGGGATTGGTAATATTATCAAAGTTTGAACCAGATGTTTTATATTGTACTAGAAAAGGAAGCCCACTTTTAGTTAGCATTAATAATAATATTGGTTTAGTAGCATCAGAACAATCTGCTTTTTGTAATAAAACCAATAATTATATAGCATTGAATAATCACGATATTTGTAAATTACAATGTATGGATGGAAAAATTGTTATGACCACTCGTGAAACATATACGACATTGGCTATTAAAAATAGAAATTTAGAATTAACACCTTTTCCATATAAACATTGGACAGAGAAAGAAATATATGAACAAGTGGATTCATCTCTTCGTGCAATTAGTTTAGGAGGAAGATTACTTTCTAATAATAAAGTTAAATTAGGAGGATTAAATGATCTAAAAGAAGAATTATTGCATGTTGAAAATTTAATTCTTTTAGGGTGTGGAACTTCTTATTTTTCAGGAATGTGTGGTAAAAAATACTTTAAGGATTTATGTAAATTTAATTCTATTCAAGTCATTGATGGAGCAGAATTTGAATTAAATGATATTCCCAAAAAGGGTAAAACAGCATTAGTTTTACTTTCTCAATCTGGTGAAACGAAGGATCTTCATCGTTGTTTAGAAATGTGTAAAGACACCGATGTAATAACTGTTGGTGTAGTAAACGTTGTCGATTCCTTAATAGCACGAGAGGTTGATTGTGGATGTTATTTGAATGCTGGTCGTGAAGTCGGCGTTGCATCTACAAAATCATTTACATCACAAGTTATTATTTTATCTATGATGGCTATGTGGTTTGCTCAAAGCCATGATATTAATTTGCAAAAAAGAAAAAAACATATTCGAGATTTAAGAAAACTTTATTTAGATATTGAAAAAACTTTAGAAAAAAATGATATTGATAAATTACTTACAATATTCAAAACACAAAATAATTGTTTTATTTTAGGAAAAGACAAAGCAGAAGCAATTGCTCAAGAGGCTGCACTTAAAATTAAAGAAATATCTTATATTCATGCAGAAGGATATAGTTCTAGTAGTTTAAAACATGGGCCTTTTGCACTTTTAGAAAAAGATTTTCCAGTAATTTTAATTGCACCCGAAAATAAATATTTTGCAAAAAATATGAATGCATATGAAGAAATTAAAAGCCGATATGCAAAAATTATTTTAGTAACAAATAAACAAGATTTAAATTTACCTACTACTATTTTAGTAGAAAAAAATGACTCATATGCGGATCTTTTGTGTATAATTCCTTTGCAATTGTTGGCTTTTAAGTTATCTATTTACAAAGGATGTAATGCAGACATGCCTAGAAATTTAGCAAAGGTTGTTACAGTTGAGTAGAAATTTTGAGTAAATTTATTTTTAAAATATCATCTATATAAATATATATATATGATATCAATTATAGGATTAGGATTTGTTGGAGGCTCTATGGTTAAGAGTTTTAAAATAAAAGGATTTCAAGTTAAAGGGTATGATAAATTTAAAGAATCTGATAGTTTTGAAGAGTGCTTGAAAAGTGATATTATGTTTTTAGCCCTTCCTACTATTTTTAATAGTGAATCAAATACATATGATAAAGAACCAATGCATGAAACTTGTAAAAAACTTGTTGAAAATAATTATAAAGGTTTAGTTGTTATAAAATCAACAGTTGAGCCTGAAACAACAAAAATATTTTCAAACTTATATAAGTTAAATTTAGTACATAATCCAGAGTTTTTAACTGCTGCAACCGCGTTTGAAGATTTTCACAATCAAAAACATATTGTTTTAGGAAAGGGTCCTTTATTGTTAGACAATAAATTAAAACCATTGATAGAATTTTACAAAAAGAGTTACCCAGATGCAGAGATTTCTATATGTACATCAACTGAAAGTGAATCAATGAAAAGTTTTGTAAATTGTTTTTATGCTACTAAAGTTCAGTTTTTTAATGAATTATATTTATTATGTCAATCAATGAATTGTGACTATGATAAAGTAATAAATTTAATGTTAAAAAATAAGTGGATAAATCCAATGCATACAAATGTTCCTGGAACAGATGGTAAATTAAGTTATGGAGGTTACTGCTTCCCTAAAGACACTAATGCTCTTTTACAATTTATGAAAACAAAAAACACTAATCATAAAGTAATGGAGGCAGTTATTGAAGAAAGAAATGAAATGAGAGATGATCATACAAATGTTAAGTTATAAATTCTATTAATATGATTAATAATATCATCCACATTTTTCCATTGTAATCCATAATCAGATTGATTATGTATTACAGGTATATTCATTGCTTCACATTCCTGCACACTATTTGCATTTCCATCATGACTAGTTAATCTTAACATTATAAAGCATTGTTTATAGATATTTGGCATTTCTTCCCATTTAGCATTTAACTCATTGCTAAATATAAATTCATATTTATGTAATTTTTTAATAACTTCTTTATAATATTTATCTCCATAAATATGTTCTCGTCCTTTGTGTTGACCATTAAAAACAAAAATTTTATTTCCTAATTCAAAATTATTAACAGGTGAAAATAAACGTGTATCGACAACATTATAGTCTATTAATATACTTGAAATTTCATTTGATTGCAAACTTATATAGATTGAATAACTTTTAGAAACATGAATAATATTATTTAATTTCTTAATTTCATTTATTGTTTCATAAGAGCACTCATTTAAAAAATTTGCATCTTCTCCACACCAAATAATAATACGCAATCCTTTGTGATTTTTAATAGTTGTTAAATCTTCATCATTATACATTCCAAAAAATAAACATGGTTTTGAGTTATCATAATATTCCTTTAAATTATATTTTTTCATAATTCTAGGTTTAAATATGATAACTCCTTTACTAAAATAACATTGTGAGTTATTATTTGTAAAATAGTTAAAAGAGACTTTAAAGAAATCTTCTTTATTTGTAATAATTTTGTGAGTTCTTCTATGTTCATAATAACCATATTGTATATAATGAATTTTTGCTAGTGTTTCTGTATTTATTCCTGCGTTTTGAAGATCTGAATAAATATTGATATAAAATTTCCAATCAAAATTAGGAAATTTATCATAAAATTTCATTTATATTATCTGTATATTAATTATACAATGAATGTTTCTAACTTAAATATTCTGATTACCGGAGGTGCAGGTTTTATTGGTTCTAACATTGTAGAATATTTATTAAAGAATAATGTTAAAAAAGTAAGAGTTATTGATAATCTTTCTACTGGAAATAAAAATAATTTAACACCTTTTCTAGAAAAATATGATAATTTAGAATTTATGTATGGAGATATTTCAAAATTAGAAGATTGTAGAAAAGCAGTAAAAGGTATGGATGTTATCACAAACCAAGCAGCACTTGGTTCAGTGCCCCGTTCTATGAAAGACCCATTATCATCACATATATCTAATGTAAATGGATTTTTAAATATATTAATTGCCGCAAAAGAAGAAGGTATAAAAAGAGTAGTTTATGCATCTTCGTCATCTGTATATGGAGATCACCCTGTTCTCCCAAAAGTTGAAGAAAATACAGGAAATGTTCTTTCTCCATACGCAGTTACCAAAGCTGTTGATGAACTTTATGCTGGAGTATTCTCAAAATGTTACAATATGCAATGTATTGGTCTACGTTATTTTAATGTATTTGGTCCAAGGCAGGATCCAAAAGGTGCATATGCAGCGGTTATTCCTAAGTTTATAGATATAATGAAAAATGGAAATAGTCCAACTATTAATGGCGATGGTAGTTTTTCGCGTGATTTTACTTATGTAGATAATGTAGTTCAAGCAAATGTTAATGCATTAACAACAAATAACCAAGAAAGTTATGGAGAGGTTTTTAATATTGGTGCAGGAGGTAGAATTACAATTTTAGAATTAGTTAATGCAATTAATAAAGGATTAAACACTAATATAAAACCATTATTGGGTAAAAATAGACCAGGAGATATACCACATAGTAATGCATGTGTTGATAAAGCAATAAATTTATTAAATTATGAACCAAAAATATCATTTGAACAAGGCATTATTAAAACAATAATGACATTTTTTTAATAAATTATATTATTTTTAAAAAATAATATAATAAATTATATTATAATGTGTGGTATTTTATTTTCAACCAAAAAAATATTAGATTTAAAAAGTGCAATTAAATATCTTAAAAAAAGAGGACCCGATTACACCGAACATAAAATAATAAATAATATTCACTTTATTCATGTTTTACTTTCAATGACTGGTAAAGATTACACAATACAACCATTTACGTATGATAATAGTTCAATTGTTATAATGTTTAATGGAGAAATATATAATTTTAAAGATTTTGGAAATTTTAATTCAGACGGTGAATGTATAATTGAAGCATATAAAAGATATGGTGACAATTTTGTTAAATATTTAGATGGTGAATTTGCTTTACTATTAGTAGATTTTTCAAAAGATATTTTATTTTATTCTACAGATATTTTTTCTATAAAGCCATTATGGTTCGCTCAAGACGGAAATGATATAGGATTATGTAGTTACTCTTCTTCATTAAAATATTTAGGTTTTAAAAATATTAAACAAGTAGATGCAAATACCACTATTAAAATGAAACTTTCTACAAGAGAGTTACTTACTAAACAAACTGTATATGATTTTGATTTAAATCAACATAAAACTGATTTTGATGATTGGAACAACGCATTTGAAAATTCTATTATAAAAAGAACAAAAGGATTAAAACATAAAGTTTTTATAGGATTAAGTGGAGGATATGATAGTGGATTAATTTCATGTGTTTTAAATAAATTAAATATAGATTATACTGCATATACAATATTAGGAAGTGAGGATATAGAACTTATTAAAAAAAGACATAGTTTATTAAAAAAAGGAAAAATATTAGATATTAATCAAAGTGATTTTTTAAGTCAAAATAAATTTCTAAAAGAAAATAGTGAAGAATATTTATTTAAAATAGATAATGGTGAACGTGATAGATATAATAAAAAGTTATTTGAATTAAAAAATACAACAGATGAATATCAAAGAGAAGTAATTAAAAATAATTTAAAGTCTTTACAGAAAACCATTAATTATCGTAATACAGGACAAAAAGTAACATCAGATAATGGTAGTATTGGTATGTCATATATTTGTTCATTAGCAAAACCAGAGGGACAAATTATATATTTGTCAGGAAGTGGTGCTGATGAAATTATATCAGATTATGGTTTTAATAAAGTAAAACACTATAGTCATAGCACTATTGGTGGATATTTTCCGAAAGATCTTTCTAAAGTCTTTCCTTGGAAAAACTTCTTTGGTAACACACAGAGAGCTTATTTGATGAAAGAAGAAACGGTAACTGGAACTTGGGGTGTAGAAGGTAGATATCCATTTTTAGATAAACAGGTAGTTCAAGAATTTTTATGGTTATCTAATGACTTGAAAAATAAGCATTATAAATCAGTAATACATAATTATTTAACATCAAATAATTATCCATTTGAAGAAAATCAAAAAGTAGGATTTAATTGTGGATTTACAGGAGATAAAGATGGTTTTAAAAAAAAACATTCCAAAAACTTAAAAATAGATAAAACGCCGGTCGGAGTTCCAAAAGGAGGTAGAAAAGATTTGATAGTGGACATTTAATATGTTTATTTGTAATTAATGTATTATTATTTGCTGCACCTAATGTAACTTATTTATCTAATTTATTTTCAACCCTGATATACAGGCAATATATTTAGGATCTGGTCAATACGACGTATTGATAAAAATAAAATATTTAGATATATATATATATTATGGATTTTATTAACTATAATTTTAATAATTTAAATTTAAATAAAACAATAAAATTTTATACTTATGATGATAGAGATGGTGTATCAGGTGTAATATTAAAAAATAATATTTGGGAATCTAAAAATACAAAAATATTTATGAATATTTTAAAAAATAATGACTTATATTTTGTAGATATTGGGTGTAATTTGGGATGGTTTTCAATCATTTCAAGTTTATTAAATAATAAAACAGTATCTTTTGAAGCATTTCCGGAGACCTATTATTTATTTAGTAAAACAAATAATGAAAATAAATTAAATATTGATATTAGAAATAGGGCAATATCAAATAAAAAAAAAATAATAAATTTTAGTTATCATATCAAAAAAAATGAACCATTATATACATTAAACAGTAAATATAAAAATGTTAGTCAAATTAATTTATTAGATTCAAGTAATATAAGCGAATTAATAAAAGGAGATAATATAATTTTTAATACATATGATAAAAATATAGATCATAAATTATATTTTTCAGTTGGAATTAACATTCAACCAAACTACATATGGAAAGAAATTAACAATTATAATGAACTTGTTTTAAAAATTAATATACGAGCAAACAACATAAAAACAATTGGAAAAAAAATAAAATTTTATAACGGTATTAATTATATAGTAAATGATACTGAATTAACACACGAATTTAAAACTATAATTTTTATATGTTCATTTGATCCTAAAAATTTTTTAAAAAAAAATAGGATAGGAATCGTAGATTGTTCTGATTCAATGTCTATTGAAATAAATAATTTTGAATATGAATTTCAATTTAACAAAGAAAAAATAAAAAATGAAATAATTGAATTAGATGAACATTATAATTATGGAGGCAATCATATCGTAAATGATTCTAAAACTAGCACTATACAAGTTGAAGCAAATACATTAGACAATGAATTAATTAACATTAATCATAATATGGTTTTAAAAATAGATATAGAAGGCCATGAACCGGAAGCTATTGAAGGCATGAGTAAAATATTAAAAAAAAATTTAATTAATTGGATAATATTTGAATTTTCACCAAATTTTAATAATAATAAACTACTTGATATGTGTAAAACATTAATAAAAAATGGTTTTTTAATAATACCTATAAATAGGATAAACAATACAAATTATTCGGATTTATTAATAAACATTAAACAAAACCACATTAATATAAATGATATAGAGGAAAAAATTAAAAATAATATTCAAGAAGATTTTTTGTGTTACAAAAATGATAGTTGAATAAAATCATTTTATAATAATTTTAATTTATTTTTAAATAAAATTTTGATAGTGAACATTTAATATGTTTATTTGTTAATTAATATAAGCGATAAAGAATAACGATTTAAAAATAAGAACCAACATGAAACCTTAGTGTTATAAAAATTATAAAATTTGTATTTTTATATTATATATATATATTATATAATATGAATATTGGTATAATTGGAAATGGTTTTGTAGGTAAAGCTACAACACAATTAAAATGCAAAGATATTGAGTTATTGGCTTATGATATTAATCCTGAAGCGTGTGAACCACTAGGATTAACATTACAAGATATGAATCAGTGTGAAGTTATTTTCATAAGTGTGCCTACCCCTATGTCTAAGAATGGTTCGTGTCATTTAAATATAATTAAATCAGTATTAAATGATTTACAATCAATTGACTACAAAGGATTTATTGTGTTAAGATCAACTGTTCCTGCTGGAACTTGTGATGATCTAGGAGTTTACTTTATGCCTGAATTTTTAACCGAAAAAAACTATATTGATGATTTTATTAATAATAAAGATTGGGTTTTTGGTTTATTAAACAAAGATTCTGATGAAGAATTTAAAACTACCATTACTAAATTATTTGATCTAGCATTTGAAAACGATAGAATTAAATATAATAATTTAAATTTTTTAACAAATATGGAAGCAGAAATGATAAAAATGTTTAAAAATTGTTTTTTAGCAACAAAAGTATCTTTTTGTAATGAAGTTGCAGAATTATGTAAAATAAAAGGAATTAATTATGAAAATGTAAGAGCATTAGCAGCAAATGATGATCGAATATTACATAGTCATACAAAAGTGCCAGGTCATGATGGTAAATATGGTTTTGGAGGAACTTGTTTTCCAAAAGATACATCTAGTTTAAGATATGAAATGATAAAAGAAAATATGACACCATATATTTTAGATGCGATTATTACTAGAAATGAGATCGTAGATAGACCTGAAAAAGATTGGAATAATAATAAAGGTAGAGCCGTTGTAAATAATGACGATATTAATAAAAACAGTAATACTAAAACGGTTCTTATTGCAGGAGGATGCGGATTTATTGGTTCTAATTTATGCCATCGTTTAATAAAAGATGAAAATATTCATGTAATTTGTGTTGATAATTTATTTACAGGTAAATTTGATAATATAAAAAATATTATAGATGAACCTAATTTTTCTTTCATACATCATGATATTATTGTTCCCTTATCAATAACCGAAAATATTAATGAAATATATAATTTAGCATGTCCAGCTTCTCCACCTAAATACCAAATTGATCCTATTTATACAGCAAAAACCAATTTTCTCGGAACCATGAATTTATTAGAATTGGCTAAAGAAAAGGATGCGAAAATTTTATTTTCTTCTACTTCTGAAATATATGGTGAACCTAAAGTTACACCTCAAAGAGAGGACTATAGGGGAAACGTAAATACAATTGGAATACGAAGTTGTTATGACGAAGGAAAAAGAATTGCAGAAACACTAATGATGGATTATCATAAAAAGTATAATATAGATATTAAAATTGCAAGAATATTTAATACTTATGGACCTAACATGGACCCATATGATGGAAGAGTTGTTACTAATTTTATTAGACAAATTTTAAATAATGAAGAAATAACAATATATGGTGACGGTAGTCAAACAAGATCATTTTGTTATATAGATGATCAATTAGACGGATTAATTAAACTTATGGATTCAGAATATAATTACCCCATAAATATAGGTAATCCATTTGAAATTACAATTAAACAATTAGCAAATATACTTCTAGAACTAATTGAATCAAAGTCTACTATTATTTATAATCCACTACCTTTAGATGACCCTACTAATAGAAAACCTGATATTACTTTAGCAAAAAAAAAATTAAACTGGGAACCTAAATATGAGTTAAACGACGGTTTACTTAAGACAATAGAGTTTATTAAAAATATATAGATATATATATATATGATTTTAAAAATTAAAATAGATTTTTTAAATAATATATTTGAAAAAATTATATCAAATATTATAAAATATTATAATAGTAATATTTTATTAAACACTGATAAGTATGATATTATACTAACAGATAAAGAAATAAATAATATAAATGAAAAATATCTTTATATAACAAGTAATTATACAAATATTGAAAATAAAAAAATACTTAGTTTGTTTAATCATTTAAATATTTTAAATATATCTGAAAATGATTTAAATAAAAATGATACAATACTATTTTATTTTTCCAATTTAATCTATAATTTTATTTTAGAACATTACCCAAAGTTAGACGATACCTGTATTGTTTTAGATCCAATTAGAAGCTTAGAATATATTATAAGTACTAAAAAATCTTTATCTCGTTTTGGTGACGGTGAAATAGGTATGGCAGAAGGAAATAATACAATGTGGGAAAAATCAATAACTTTTCAAAAAGATTATATAGAAATTTTAAAAAATACAAATGATAATTGCTTTATTGGATTATATGATGTATTTTATGAACCTTCCTTTAAATATTGGAAAGAATACTGCACAAAATTTTGGAATTCCAAAGGGTGGAGGAAAAAATATTTTAATTTTTGTCCAAAACAAAAAATTTATTTATCAGCACAAGTATCAAGACCACATCATTATAGTTATAATTGTAATGATAATATTCAATTATTTAATCATTTAGATTATCTTACTTTAAAACAACAAATTTTTTTAAATAAAAAAATTTTGTGTATTCAAAATATTTTATATTTAAACACATATTATCAAAGTTTTCTTTATGCCGCAAGTACAATTGATTACTTTATTATACAACCAAAAAATGCTTCGTGTGATATGGATGAAATTATAAGTTATGTTATTACTAATAAAAATAAATACGAATTAATATTATTATTTGCTGGACCTATGGCAAGTTATTTATCTAATTTATTTTCAACTCACGATATACAGGCAATAGATTTAGGGTCTTGTCAATACAACAGTAACTCTGATAATAAAGAAAAAATATTAAAAAATATTAAAATAGTTAATAACTTATTAAATATTTATAATATACAGTTAATTCAACCAAAAACATTTAATGAATATTCTAGTATAAAAAATATAAATGATACAAAAATTATAAATAAAAATATAATTTGGAAAATAGATAATTCTATTAAAAAGATTTTTGAACAAGAAAAAGATTTATATCCTATTAGAATTAATTTTATATCAAGTCAAAATATTACAAAATTAGATATAATGAAATGTATTTTTAAATTAGAATCATCAGAAGAAAATTTTAGATTATTTAATGGTATTAAATGGTTAAATCTTGAAAATAACAAAGAATATGAAATTGAATTTAATTTTCAAAAAAAATGGGGTATTTCATTTACAAATGAAAAATTTAAAGAGTTTCTTAATGGTAATAAAGAACTTAAAATGGAAATATACAATGTATTGATAAAAATTATTACATAATGAAATTATGTATTTTTTTACATTTTTCCTCCCAGGTAAATTTTAATGCTTTTTCTCTTTGTTTGTTTGGTATGAATTTATTAATCATAGTATCTAATGTTATTTCATTTATATTATTATAATCAATATGTTCCAAATGTTGTGTTAATATTTTATTTACAAAACCTTTTGGATGAATTAATAAACAATCACTCATTGCTGATTCAATATTTGGTAATCCAAGTGTTTCAAAATGAGTACACCAAAATACATTCGCAATATTGTGAAAACGAGCCTTTTCAAGTAATGGAATTTTTTCTTCAATAACCGTATATCTTTCAAATTTATTTTTATATTTGTCTATAAAGTTTTGACTTTTATCACCAAAACCAAAACGATACACATAAACAAAATTATTTGTATTCATTATATTAATACAATGATCTAATATTTCATAATTTTTATGGTGTTTTCCATCTGCATATTTTTCTTGGCCGTAATGACAATCATCTATTAAAATTACAAATTTATTTTTATCTTTTTTTGGAAAAAATATTTCATTATCAGCTGCCCAATAAACTTGACGGACTTTTTCTTTATATTTATCCGCAAATGACATTGATGGTATAAAATAACAATATTTATTAAAAGTAGTATTATCCATAATATATTTATCATTAACACAATCCGTTGATATTAATACTTTTTTTACTTTACTTAAAAAATAATTTAATAATTCACTTGTCCATCCTATTTTTTTAACTAATCCGTGTAATGTGGTGTTTATACAACATTCTATATCAAAATTTAAATAATACATGTTCATTAATAATTCTTGTATTGAACAAACAATAATATGATAGTTTTTATCAAAATATTTTTTATAGTAATATGTATTTATAGAATTAAAATCACTAATATTATTTAAATCTAAATCAGAAAATATACTACTACCAATTATCAATAAAGGTTTTTTTGAATGTTCTATAGTTAATTTAATATTACTTAAATTAATTTTATCAATATTCTCAGTAAATCCAATTCTCCATTTTGATTTAAAACTTGTAAATAAACATTCTTCAAATATTATAGTTTCTTTAAATTTACCTTTTATATTTCCAATAAAATTAATCCATTTTTTTCCATTATATATTTTAATATTGCAATCATCAGAAAATTCATAATCAAATTCTAATATTGCTTCAAATCGGTTTCTGTATAAAAATGGATTAATTTTTGGAAATATGCCAAAACTATAGAAAATGTTATTATCAATATTATTTGTTTTTGTAAGTAAAACGTTATTATTATTTTGTTCTATTAAATAATTTGAATTATTTATTGAAAATTCGTTTATT